AATATTGGAAGAAATATTTGTAGGAGGCACCAATGTTCAATCGTCTTTTGGTAAGTTCGTCCGTTGTCGCCATGTCGCTTATGCAGGCGGCAATGGGGATTGAAGGCGCTGAAGTTCTTCGGGACACGACGCCCCATCACCAGCGGCGCGGCAACGGGCATAAGCTCAGCGGCTTCGACGGCGAACTGATCCGCCAGATGAACCGGACCAATGGCGTCGGGTCGCCTTCGTTGATGCGCCGCGCTTGGTTTGAACACAACGTCGGCAATTAAGTGCAGCTCGACTTTAACCCCAAGACCGGCCTCTACTTCGTGAAGGTGCCGCGCAGCGAACCGCGCAACATCAACACGCTGATGAAGGCGCACGGTCTCGATTTCTCGCAGTCGGCGTCCACCCCAGACACCGCTGTGCTTTTCACAGGAGAACCCTATGCGGCTGTTTCCTTCTACGATCACGCAACAGATCGAGCGCGCGCTCAGCTTTCCGGTCTGCAATCCGTTATCGAGCAATCCTGGGCCAAGGAAAGTGGCGGACACATTAAGTGTCCAATGGACCAAGAGCTTGCTCCGTTTCAGACTTGCTCGGTCGAGTATGCTCTTAAACGAAACAACACTCTTATCGGGGATCAGCCTGGCTTGGGGAAAACACCGATTGCTATCTGCTTCGCGAATGAGATTGCTGCGAAGCGAGTTCTCGTCATATGCCCTGCAAACATCCGTATTCAGTGGGTCAATCGAATACGAACGTGGAGCACGATGCGCTACCCTTACATTGTTTATCCCGTTCTATCGGGGCGTCACGGCGTACATCCTGACGCGCAATGGACGGTGGTGTCCTACGATCTTGCTCGCACTGAAGCCATTGGCAAGTCTCTCTCTGAGCTGAAGCCCGATCTCGTCATTCTGGACGAGGCGCACTATCTTAAGACGATCGACAGCGGTCGCACCCAAGCTGTCTTTGGCGACCATACCGGCTGGTGCAAGAAAGCGATCAAAAATGGAAAGCATATCGTCGGCTATGAGAAGCTCTTTCGCGCTCTTAGTGCTAACTGCGGCGCGGTTCTTGCGCTCACGGGCACTCCTCTCCCCAATCGCCCACGCGAGGCTTATACTCTGGCTCGCAACCTTTGTTTTGACGCCATCGACTGGATGTCCGAAGACAAGTTTGGAGAACGCTTCAATCCCGTCGCACGAATTACTAAAGAGCGCGCGGACGGCACTGAATACACCTTCACGCGCGAAGAAGTAGGACGCGCCGGCGAACTGCAAGCGCGGCTCCGCGGAAACTTCATGGTGCGCCATTTGAAGCGCGACGTGCTCACGCAGCTCAAGCTCCCCGTCTTCAACCTGTTCCAGGTCGAGGAGACGAAGGAAGTCCGTCAGGTGCTGGAAGCGGAAAGCCTATTGGACATACAGCCAGAAGATTTTGAGGCCGACGAGCCGAAGATACTGCTCGGCCACATCGCGGTGATCCGCAAGCAAATGGGGATCGCTATCGCGCCCCAGGTCGCGGACTACGCCGAGGACTGTCTCGCCGGCGGTGAGGATAAGCTGGTGATCTTCGCGTGGCACATCGAAGTCCTTAACATCCTTCAGCGCCTATTGGGGGCGAAACACGGGGTTGTCCGCATCGACGGTAGCACCAGCACGAACCAGCGGCGGGACGCGGTGCTGGCCTTTCAACACGACCCGCGCATTCAGATTATGATCGGCAATACCTTGTCGCTCGGCACCGGCACTGACGGCTTGCAAGAAGTCTCGTGTCATGCTCTATTGGCTGAGCCTGAGTGGGTTCCGGGCAACAACGAGCAGGCGATCGACCGCCTGGACCGTATGGGCCAACATCGCACAGTGCAGGCAGATTTGTTTGTGGCGCCGGGATCGCTATTGGAGAAAATCTTGGCCTCGTCATTGCGTAAACGTCAGAACACCAACAAGGCGCTTGACGCCAAAGCTGTATAGGAGAGAAAAATGCAGGGAACCAATAAGATCATCTTCAACCGCATGACTATGATGGAAGTGGTTGAAGAATACCTGAACCGCCGCGCTCTGTCGGACGGCAAGGTGAAGGTCACTGGCTTTGATACCTTTAATGCTACGATCAAGACTTTTGAAGTCTTGGTTGAGCAGGCCGGCGAGCAGGAATAACTAATGGTCACAAATTTGTCCTTGACTTGCCCCGGCCAGGGCTTTATGGCGAGGACAGATCGGAACTGGCTGCACGCGCAGACGTTGGAGGCGGAAGCTACGCCGACGAAAAGGCCCGATACTAGTCGAGGGCCGGGACACAATGCCCGCGGTTCCGTATTTTGAAAACAAAGGAGAGCACAATGACCAAGATCACAGGCGGCGTCGTCAGCATCGAAGACGGCACGAAAGCCAAGGAAGAATACTCGCCGGCCCGCAAGGTCCGCGTCGAGCTGCACTTCGATGTGCCGGAAGACCAGGACGGCAAAGCCTACCTTGACGCCGTGGCCGCGCAGGCCCAGGCGAAGGTGATGGAACTCCTCGGCGGCAAGGTCGTCCCTGCGGTCTCCCAGGCGGCTCCGGCTCAGCCGGCGGGCGAGAAGACCCTGAGCGACAAGGACGCCAAGGCGAAGGCCCTGGGCCTCCCCACGACTGATCTGACGGCGAAGCCGGGTGACGCCAAGCCGGAGGCCCCAAAGGCCGCTCCGCGCGGCGCCGCGGCTGCTGCCGCCAAGAAGAAAGCGGACGCTGAAGCCGCCAAAGCCGCAGCTCCGAAGGACGAGGACGATCTGACGGGCGAGATCGCCCCGGAAGCTCCGGCGGCGACGGCTTCGGACGATGACGAGCTGTTCACCGTGCAGCCGGAAGAGATCACTGACGCCGATCTGAACCACATCGTTCAGGTCAAGAACGGCGAACTCGACGGAAAGGGTGGCGCCGCGATCAAGAAGGTCATAAGCTCCTACAATCCTGACCCGACGAAGGCGTTCACGCTGAAGCAAATTCCGCAGGCGTCTCGCGCGGAGTTCAAGGAGCGGATCGGCGCCCTCACGGCGAAGGACATCAAGTAATTCGACCGCAGGCTCATACCCTGCGCAATCGAAAGGCGGGATCAGCGTTCGTGCATGGGCGTTGCATCCCGCCCCGGTTTTAATAGGAGGCACCAATGGCACACGACATCATCTTGACATGGTATGAGATTGCGCTATTGGTTCTAGCGCCGATGTGCAGCATGGGATTGATCCTATGGTGCATCGGACGGGCGCCGAAGCGCGACGTGACCTACCATCCGCAAAGACACCATTACGACGACTGCCACTAATCCCAAGGAGATACCAATGACCGAAGCTCGTGAAGTGTTTGGCCTCAAAGGCACCAAGGAAGACGATCAGATCGCCGCTGCGATGGGCATCGTGGATCAAGAGCATTCGCCCAAGGGTGCATCGTCCGCCGAGCGGTGGATGAATTGCCCCGGCTCCGCGCAGCTCTTGAAAGAACTTCGTCTCCCGCAGTCCGACGCCGAAGACTATCGTGCCAATGGCACCGCGGCGCACGCGGCTGCGGCCAAGTGCCTGAAGGAGAACCTGGATACCTGGGAGATCATCGGGGAGACATTCGAGGGTGTCGTATGCGACAAGGAGATGGCGGACGCCGTTCAACTCTACATTGACTACTGCCGCGGCCTCGTGACGCCGAGCACATCCGTCTATATCGAGGAGCGGATCGGCAAAGACCCGGCGAAGCGCCCGCACCCGGATTTCTACGGCACCGCGGACTTCGTGGCCTACGACACCGACATTGTGACGGTCGTGGACTACAAGCACGGCGAAGGCGTCGTGGTCGCCGCCGAGAATAACCCGCAGCTCCTCTATTATGCCTATGGCGTCCTGCTCAGCCGCCCGCATGTTCGCTCCGATCGTGTCGTCCGTATGGTGATCTATCAGCCGCGCGTCCATCACCATGACGGCGTGATCGAAGACGAGTGGGAGATCACCGCCGGCGAAGTGATCGCGTGGGGCGAAGAAGTCCTGATGCCTGCGATGGAACGCGCGGAGCTTGAGAATGATTTCGATGCCGGCAAGTGGTGTCGCTTCTGCCCCGCCAAGCTATTCTGCCCGCTGCTCACTGGCATCTTCGGCGCCGCGGCGAAGGCCGACCCCAAGCTCCTCCCGAACTTCGGAAGCAAGCGGCTTGGCCTTGAGTACCAGCAGCGCGAGGCCGTGAAGTTTTACCTGAAGGCGATGGAGGATGAAGTCTATCGCCGCAACATGCTCGGAAACACGGTCCCCGGTACGAAGCTTGTCTTGAAGAAGGCGAACCGCATTTTCAAGGGCGGCGCCGAGGAAGTGTTCAAGGCGCGCTTCGCAGAGAAGGCGTACTCCAAACCGGAGCTGCTGACGCCCGCGGCGATGGACAAGATCAGCCCGGAGGCCAAGAAGCTTGTTGACCAATGGGCCTACATGCCGCAGAATGGACTTACCGTTGCGCTGGAAACGGATAGCAAACCAGCCGTGAGGGTCGAGAAGGCGGTCGATCTCTTCGCGAAGTTCATTGATGCCGCCGATACCAATGCCACAGGAGATACCAATGGCTGACAAGAAAGAAGCAATCACCTATCTGTTCGCAAATCCCGTTCGTGTGGGCTTTGAAAACATCATCGCCGCTCGCGCCTATGAAGTGAAGGGACAGCCGAAGGGTGAGCCGCGTTTCGACGCGACCTTCATCCTCGAACCGGAAAGCCCCGATCTGAAGGCGCTGCAGGAACTGTGCATCTCGGTTCTCAAGGAGCAGTACCCCGGCAAGAAGATCGTCGCCCGTCGTCTGACGCAGGACGAGCTGGATGACGGCGGCGTCGTGGAAGTCGTTGTGCCGTGGCGCGACGGCACCAAGGAAGCCGACAAGGCGAAGGCAAAGGGCAAGGACCAGGAGTTCTTGCGCGGGAAGAAGTCCCTCTTCAACGCGGCTGAAGTGTTCAAGGGCTACGCCGGGTCTGTGTCGGAAGTGGACCCGCTTGCGGGCGATGCGGACGACGAACTGTAATCCCGTTCTAGGACGGGAGGGTTGCGTAGGGAGCGGTCTGTTGCGGGCCGCTCCCAAGCGCACGGAAGGGCAAACCAATGGTCGAGTGCGGATGGAATGGGGATCACAAGATGCTAGCGGACGATCTTGATCTCGCTCGCTGCTCCTCTATCACCTTTGAAATCCAGAAGAAGATTTTCGCTGATCTTGACCATAAGGTTCTTAATGCCGTGGGATCAGAGAATGTCTTGTGGTTCTATAAGACGCACCATCTCGTGATCGAGCATGAGATCACCAACGACCATCGCTACCTGATTAAAGCATACTACGAACCCAAGGGGCACCAAAATGTCTGACAAACCTATCGGCGTTTCTATGGACGCAATGCAGGAGTATAT